GCTGATTGCCCGCCCGTCCATTGAGTGATTACGAAGTCATCAAATCCGTTCTGCTTGATAAGATTCAAGATTCCATCAACCTGCTGTTTAAGCATAGGGTACTTGGAATAAGGGTCAAGAATAGATTTTACTTTTGTACCCTTTTCTGTATCAGTAAAAGGTATGTTCATCAACTTTGCCCAAGCCTGGCTGTAGTTCATCTGTTTCTTAACGAACCCATCAAGGTCATAAATCCTATGCAGAACGAGCTCACCATCATTGTCTTTTGCATCAAATATAAAATCCTTAAGCTCTTGGGGCTTGTATACGCCATCTACATAAGGGCAAGCTTCAAAGATATCGAAATATGGTGAGCATACGTAGAACTGGTAATCTTTGTTGCCGTTGTCATCTCCCTCTGTCTTGATGTAGCTGATAAATGAGGCAAGTCCGATATTAAGTCCCTCGCCACCTTGTACGTTTAAATAAAATTTCTTCATTCTGTTTATTCTCCTTTATTAAATCGGTTCATTGCCGATTTTATTTTATTTTCCAACTTTACAGGATATGACCTAAGAGACAAAGTCGTTCCCTGTGCCGTAGTCAGAAGCACCGCCAGATTCTCATCCTTGTTGCACTCTTGTATCAGTTTCTCCAGCAACGCCGTGTCATCCGCCGTGATATAGAAATGCCCCATAGTAGCCGCAGTTTCCCTGTTAGCGTCCCTCATCTTCTTCCATTCCAGGTAATCGTGATAATCTGCCTTAAGTTCTTCAACTTCTTTCATAAGTCCCTCAACAGTCTGTTTAATGCTAAGGACTTCCAGTTTTAATTCATTGTTGAACATTTACTTTATCTCCTTGTTGATAGAATTAGTACTATCGTTTCCACTACGCATATTGTCGTAGCAGTCCAAAAGCAATACTTCCATATTCTCGTAGTTCTCTTTGATTTCTCGTAATTGTCTTCTAATATCTTGTATTGTATCTGCTGATTGGCTGAGTATTTGATTTGTTCGTTCAGTAGATTCCCAGCACTTATCAACTGTGTCTGCAAGTTGTTGTTCTCTGTTTGTAGCCGCTGAAAGTTCAACTCTATAGTATTCAGCGAGCTGTCGAGCTTGTCCCAATCTACATGAAAGGACGGCTCCGCCGATAAGTGACAAAACGAAGTAACCAGCAGCAACAAAATACAAAATTTTCTTAAACATTTCATATTACCTCTTCCATAGAAATTCTAATAAATCACCATCACACACATTCGACGGTGATTTCAAGTCCGTGAGCCATCTGTTCACCGCAGATAACGTCCTATGGTTCCGGTTCACGACCAGGTCCATTATGGTACTTGAATCAATAAGGCTGCCCTCTACCGAAACAAGAAGTGGTGTACCTTGCAACATCTTGTAGGGCTGAATCACCCTAAACGGCACACCATTAACGTCCGTCTTTTCAAGATTGTATTTGTCCATAAACTGTTTTCGGTCTATAATATGTGCCTTATAGTAATCTAGATAAATGTTCATATCATTCCTCTTCTCCTTTATAATGGTTAAATGCGTATATAGCGTCCTTTTCGCTGAAGTACACGCACTCCCAGATTTGATTTTCGTCCGTGTTATCATAGACAAGGACTGCCCACAAATCTTTGCTTAGCTTACAAAGATACTTGTAGATGTCCTTGATATGCCGGCACTTCAAGATTTCAATTTCCCTGCTTGTACAAGCTACGTTCAATACGCCGCTCCTTTATATCATTTAGTAATAGGGACTCGAAAAGATTCAATATGCCCATTTTCGACACATTTACTGTGTTCAAGTGAATTCCATACGACCTCACCGTCTTTTACAAGTACGAAGTGGTTGAACCCATTATAGGTAAAGTTTGCGGGAACTGTGTCGTGTCCGTCGTATGTAGCGGACTTCTTTATGTTGATTACTTCAGTATGGCCGCACAAACGTGCCAATCCTATTGGATTTACCACAGTGCCATCCCACTTAATGTAGTTCTGTCTTACGGCCTCGGCAAGTAGCTTTAGCTTGTCTCCGGAATCTTTGATACCCCACATCTCTAGATAACACATTGCCAGACAACAACCGTCGGCTAATTTCTTTAAGTCATCTTGAATCATCTATTCTTCTCCTTTTATCAAGTATTTTCTTGCTTCTACACTGGGATGCTCAACCCCGGCTTTTATAAACCGTGCAACTAACGCACCAAACTTTAATGTTTCACTATTATAGAAACAAAGCCGACTATTATGTCGCTTATATCGAGCTTTACTTTTATCAGATTGACGGTATCTTCTGTATGATTCTTTACGTCTTTCAGATTGGTTATATTCTTTCAGAGTTTCTTTCTGCCTTTCAGTATTCTGACCATTTGCATTACAACAATTATATGTAGGATGGAGCAAGTCAATAAATTCCTGCTCAACTTGTTTCAGATATTCTGGCATAACTGGTGCAAGAATCTGGAATCGAAAATTTTCCAGACCGTATTTCTGCATACCTTGGTACAGTGGAATATTTGGATGGCTCTTCCACTTAGAAGGTTTCTTATGGTCTACCCATCTTTGAAATACATTCTTACTTGACCCAACATATCTGTCACCAGTTACCGTGTTTACAATCTGGTATACTGCACTAATCTTATTCTTGTACATTATCTTCTCCTATTAAATATCTCTTGGTCTATTATAAATCGGACTGTTAAGTATATCAAAATGGCAAATCCCACCGCCATTATTCCCAATCCAAACCCTAAAATGAACAACATACTTTATTATCCCCCAAATTCAAAATCTGGTTCTTTTATAAATCTATCTGCATTGAACGTTATGTTTATATTTCCGTCCAAAACATAAACGCCCAGTTGAATACCACTTCTTATGCTTTGTTGTGTGCAAAACGCCAGCAATTCTTTCTTATCTAAAATATAGCCATTGGTACCGTTAAGAATCAAGTACGGAACTTCTGTATGTAATTCAATTGGGCAGTACCAGGTGTCACGGAAACGTTTTACGAACGTCAACCAAGTACTTTTAGTCACCTTCAAATCGTAGGGCTTTTCATCCAGAATAATGTCAATACCAGTAGAAAAGTCATCGTGAACATCTTCAAAGGAAACATAATTCCGAATAGCCCAGTTCCGTATTAATTCAATTCCTTTCCGTTCAATATTATGCTCTCGTATCTGCCGCCTTATCACCCTTTCCATTCTTATTATTTCTCCTAGCCTTAATCATCTGTCGCAATTCCATAATGTCATTCTGGATTGTAACAATGTCAAGTTTCATATCACTTACATCACCAGCAATTGTAGCAATGTTGTCTCGCATTAAATCAATCGCCATTTCCTGTTGGGCATTGTGTATTAACTCTGATTTTGTCATTCTTGCTTTCTCCTTTGAATTTCATGATATTAATAAATTAGTAAGAGAATCGTAAAAGCTATGAAAATGTTTAATATGACTAATACAATGTAATGGTAGAAATGATGCTTTTGCAAAACTTCTACTAATTATCTAAAGCAAGTAACCTATGGCAGAGTAGCGGCCGCCTTTGTTACTTCTGCTATAGGAGAAAACTTTTATGTCAAGATTATCAGAACAGAAAACATTCTATGCTAAAACATTTGAGCCAGTTCTTAGGAACTATTTCAAATGCCCATCTAAAACAGTTGTAGATAAACCAGCTGCCTACCTATTTCTACAAAACAAAGACAACAAAACAGGCTATTACAGAACTAAAGACAAGGGTCTTTCAGATGTTATGCTCAAGTCCTATTTCAATGGCTCTATCGTAGAAGAAAAGTATCTTACTTTCTTTCCGTACCAAGACCATTTTAATGGCTCATTTACAGTTGGCGAAGACCATTGGAACAATTTCATCAATGCAACAGATTATTCTGGTGAAAAGACTATCTGGGGCGTATTCTGTATCAGTAAAGACCAGTTTATTCTTGCCCATAATGCGTCAACTATCCATACCAACAAAATAACCATAACAACTGACCATTACATGTTTGATGCAGTTGAAGTTCGACCACAAGACTTTGTATCATTCACCAGACGTGATGATGGCTGGCTTGTTGAAGCAAAAGGTAATGTTGTACTTATGAAGCATGACAACCAATATAACGGTATTCTTCCAGAAAATGCACAATGTTTCCCACTTCCAAGAATCGGTAAGAAACACCTTATTGTAGATAACAATGGTATCTATATGGCTACATTCACTGACATTGCTAACAAGTACCACGGAAGTGACAGTGTTGATAACTTTATAACAAAGCTTAGAAGAAACTTAGCAACAAACAATAAGCAAGTTCAGAAAGACCTTCGTATGAAGACTTTGAAGAATATGAAGCTTATAGTTGTACCTGATGACTTCACACAACAAGACTTTATTGACTGGCAAAACAACCATCCCAATACTGGCAAGATGGATGCAGATAACTATGAAACATTAAGAAAACAGAAATATAGGATGTCCCGGAAAAGTGACCGTACATAACTAAGTCCCTTTGTATATTATGTTGTGTCACTTTTATGGGACATACTTACTTGTTTTATATATGCTTGATTTGTATACGGAGCTTTGTTTACCAATCAGTCACGCTGATTCACAACAAAGACCTGGAACAAGTAAGCCTTATTGGGGCTAACGCCCCTTAGTAACAGTGACTGGTACAAAACAAATCAGACTTGTGAGGCTTTAAGGTGACTGTTACAAAAGAAAGCTAAAGAACGAAAAGGAAAAGCAAAAGCCTAGTGCCAGAATGAAGAATGTAAGGGTATGGGTTATAAGAAATGGTAATAAAACAGATTATCCCAAGAAATGGAATGAGGAGGAAAGGGAATATGCAAGGAAACTTCAAAGCAGAAAATAGCAAGCGGGAACGAGCCTCGGTGTCTAGTGCGTGCTTATCTGTCTATAGGTGTCTATTATCTAGTCCGGCCCCCTTACTTATGCTCTGTTACTTACTATCTAGTACTTACTACACTACTTACCTATACCTACTTATTCCATTAGTGATATTTTGGGGGGAACATTTTGAAGAACATTTTAGAGGAGAAAACAGAAATGACAAAGATTAGTGCAGTATACCAGATTGTAAATGAAGTAACTGGTGATTTCTATGTTGGTTCAAGTAAGGACGTAAAGCGAAGGTGGGCTCAACATAGAAGTTCATCTACATGGAAGAGACATCCAAACAGTCAAATGTACAAAGACATGCAGAAGTACGGCGTAGACAAGTTCAGATTTCAGATACTGGCTCCGGTTATGCCAGAATATCTGAAACAAGTTGAGCAAGAGTTTATAGACTTGCTACATCCTACATATAATAAGAATAGGTCAAATGGGTGGGATACCTATAAAGAATACGATAGGAGATACCGTCAGAAGCATTACAACCAACTTTGCCTTTACAATGGTGAAAAGTTGACATTGAACACGTTATCTGCACGATTCCGTAGAGCAGGAATAGAACATCCAGACATTGAAGCCAAGAAATATTTGATTTCACAGGGTAGACAGAAATAAATAATATAAAGATAAAAGGAGAAATAGATTATGAACTATAACCAGTATTTAGAGGACTATTGGCCTGAGGAAGAAGAGCCAAATTACGACAACCCCCGCCATACAACTTACTATTATACATATGACCAGGTAAGTTGTATTGACAGGCAGATTGCGGAGCTTGAAGCCAGAAGGAACGCAATTCTGAATGGCTATTGTTTCACGGGATATTATGGTACGACGCAACCATATTTGGACCCATATGGGTTAACTAAAGAAGAGCCATATGAAGAAGATGAAAGGCAATAAAGATAAGGCGGCATTCCGGAGGACAAAGCGTTGGCTCGATTTCAGAAAGAAGCTGATTCAAGAGCGAGGCACTTACTGTCAGTGTTGTGGAAAACGTACAAAACTTCTTGACTGCCATCATGCGGACGAAGAACATTATGATGACCTGAACCCGGACAAGTTCTTTCTGGTCTGTAAAATGTGCCACAAGTGTATAAGTGCTTTGGAAATGATAAAGCCGGAAAACCGGTATAAAATCCGCTCAAAAGAATGGGTTGATTTATATTCACGTTTCCTGATAACGTAAATTTTGTGCTTTTGGAAAAGTACTACTAATTATATAAAAGGCAGAAAATAATTCAAAATTTCTGCTTTTATTTTGGAATTCTTTCCTAACTAAGTTAATATAGAATATGTCAAAGCGACAAGGAGAATTAGATTATGAAAACATTAACAAAAGCACAGGTTATCAAGTACATTAAAGACCACGGTGAAGAGGGGGCTTTCGAATGGAGAGCCACAATTAATGGCGTAAAGGTTGGATTGTGCAAGACAACCATTATCCTTTATGACGAGGGCTATAAATTTCCGGCATTCCATAAGGTAAGCCTTAACGAAAACGGCACACTTATGGAGTTCGAGACTAACAAAGGTCACGGCGCGGTACACTATAACATTTTCGACGGAGATATGAGAGCTTACTCCGAGATTGCGGACAAATATTTTAAGGTAATGGAGGGCATTCTGAATAATGCGTAAGGAAGAATACATTAAAAGATATGGCGAGGACGCTTACCTGGAATACAAGAAAAGGCAAGCCGAGCTTACAAAGGCGTGGCGTGAAAGGAACAGGGAAAAGTCCAGGAAGTACGGACTTGAATATTACTACAAGAATAAGAAGGAGAAATAAATTATGAGAGCAGACGAAAACAGAGTATCAAAGAAGTTCAAGATTATACTAACTTGGAACAGTGTAGAAGACCGTGATGACGGCACGAAAGTATTCCAATTCACCGATGAAAAGACTGGCGACGGCTATGTGCACTACCAGATTAAGGCAAGCAAATGTGCTAACCCAGCAGCCGCTAAAATGGCAAGGGCGTGGTTAACTAAAATGAAGAAGTATAATATTGGAGACAGATTAAGGTGTGAGGCTATCTTTCGTGAGATGAATGACGGAATGATTCATCGGGACGTGGATAATGTTTTGTATAAAATGCCGGAGGCAAAATAATGACACCATACAACTAATATTGTATGGAAAGTAAGGATAAAGAGAGCAAGCCTATGCACGTTCTTACGGAAGAAGACCGTGCAAAAGCCAATGCTTCAAGAAAAGTAAACAGTGATTTCAAGAAGAAGATACAAGCGGCTCTGAAACAGGTTGACACCTCAAAATATAACGGAACTAACCTGCGGGCATATCTTAACGCCTATGTACTGGACACAATGTTCGGTGATGACGGAAAGTGGGTCAGGAAGTTCGTGGACACCCAGCTTAAGACTGCCGTAAGCCGTCCGGACAGCAAGATTGCCGAAAGAATAGCGGAAAGTATATTCACGGATAATGTCGTGGATAACCTCAACAAGTTTATTTCCGATAAAAGGACGCAGGACAATGAGTTCAAGAAGTATCTTATAAGAAGTACGCTTTATGACAAGCAGCAGCAAGTGTTCGATGATGAGCAGTCCACAAGGTTCCTTATCATTAACAGCCGTCGTTCCGGTAAGACTGAGCTTATGGGACGGCTTTTGGCTAAAGGTCTTCTTCTGGATGATGCTCACTGCGTATACATTAACCGTAATTCTTCCGCCGCTAAAAGACAGATAAGAAACCCTTTGCAGACGGCACTTGATAAAATTGGATTGAAATGCATAAAGGGAAGCGTAGATAACCAGGAAATGCACTTTGAGAACGGAAGCCAATTATTAATCCTGGGTAACAACAACAGCGCTGATATAGACAAACTGCGTGGTGAGCGTATTTCCTTGTGCATTATGGATGAATGCGGACACCAGAGAAACACAAGGCAGCTAATGAGGGAAGTCATTGGTCCTGCGTTAAAAGACTACGGTAAGGATGCCAAGCTCTACATGGTAGGTACCCCACCAAGGAACAAGGGAACCTATGTAGAGGAAGTATGGAATGATGCAACGAAGCGTGGTTGGAAGCTTTATCACTGGACATTCATGGAAAATCCGTTTATTCCGGACAAAGATACGGTAATAGATGAGGTATGTAAAGAAAACGGTTGTGAGCCTAACAGTGCATTCATACGGCGTGAATATTTCGGTGAGATGGGGGCATATGATGAGGATGCCAAGTGGATTAAGAAGTACAGCTATAATGAGAATGAGAAGATTCCCAATACATTCGACTATGCATACGTGGGTGTAGACTGGGGATATGAAGATAAGGCGGCGGTAGTTTCCATTGTCGCAAACAAATCAAGCGGCAGGGCTTACATAGTGGATAGCTGGAGCGATTCGCACAACGGCGTATCTGAGGTAAGCAATGAGGTCAAGAGACAAGTTGAATATCTGAAAGAGAACTTTAACCTCGCTCGTGAGCCTATGGTAATTGCGGACAACAATGAGAAGGGAGCCGTGTGGGATTTGTATTCTACATATCATATCAAGAACGTGTATACCGCATACAAATACGATTTGGACTATGCGTTGGACCAGCTGCAGGAGCTTATGGCTACCAACAAGATAATGATTGTGAAAGACCCAAGCGGGCGTGTCAGGGAAGACTGCGACAATACGTTATGGAAACGGGATGAGGAAACTGACAAGATTATCCATGAGATAGACGATGACTGCTGGCACCCCAACGCAATGATGGCCGTCCTTTATGCAAGCCGACAATTCTGCACGGACGTATTGGGATGGATTGACAAGAACAAGATTGCCAAAAGCATTCTTGAGGGAAGGAAATAAACGATATGGTAATTTCACACGACCAGAAAGCGGACGACATTAAGACCACGAACATAGTGCTGAAAGGCATTATGGAATGGGAAAAGGCACACAGGAAGGACATTGACAAAACATACAAGAAAACAATGGCGGAGCTTTATGACATAAGCGAGGCTATAAAGAATATCCAGGTCTTGTGGAAGAGAATAGAAAGACTGCAAGGCATTGCCAAGAATCTTATAGAGACTACAAGGGGGACGACGATACCATGGCAGAGCAACTGATAACAAGCCGGTCATTAGGCAGCTACAACCGTGCGGCTATTGCGATAAGTAAATGGCAGCACAACACGGCGGCGGAGCTTAATGACATTGTGGACACTTTGGAAATAGTCTACTGGTGGTACAATAACCAGCTTAGGAACAGCCAGTCTTTTCTGAACATAAAGACAAATATGAGGTCGCTTTTGAATGCTTACAATAAATAAGTACAACAAGGAAACGCTCGACAGAAGCAGCATAACTATCGTGGACAGATATAAGGGCATAGTTCACGAAAAGGTAAGGGACATAAATGACGTAAAGGCACTTACGATGATGCTCTACCAGACAATCTACTATTACCTTTATGATGCCAAAAGAATGCTGGAACAAATATCAGAAGTCATAGACTCGTGGGAGAGTGAGACCGGCATTGACACTACGCCGATTAGGGATGAGATAAAGCACACCGAGGCAATGGTGGAAGCCGTGGAAGAAATAACCGACGACAATTATGGTGATTCTGATGGTGGCGATAATGATGATGATAATGATGGTGAGATAGAAGAAAAGGCAAAAGCCGTGGAAAATGAAACGGAGGAAGTCGTTGAGGTTATAAAGCAAAACCCAGAAGTAAAGGACGAGGTAAAGGGGGAAGTAAAGGAAGAGGCACGGACGGAAATCACGCCATCCACCCCATCAACCCCATCCACACCGTCTACCACACCATCTGTACCGTCTACGCCTGAGGAAGCCAAGGACAATGCAAGGCAAGAAGCGGCCGATTCAGTTAGGGGACGGGCGGATGATGGTCGTGACTTCGTATACGAGCAAGACCCACGTTCACCCTTTGACACTATAGTAGACGTACTAACTGGAAATCTTCCTACTTCAGACCATGTTGAGGACAAAGCAGTGGGAGCACGTGCAGATGCTCTGGATGCTGCGGCTACAGTCATAGAAAGAGGGGGAACCGCTGAGGAAGCCGTAGGTGTGTATTTGGAAAACATAAACCCACCAAAAGATGACGACGGTTATATCAATGCACCAAACACTTATTCACCGACAGATGAAACGGCACAAACCATAAACGAAGATATCCAGAACATTATAGACGCTGCAAATGAGGCGGCGAATAGTAGTGGTGGGGAAACTGGTGGAAGTGGAACAAGTGATGAGCCATCAGGCGATACGGGCTGTACAACAGATACTGGTGACTGTGGTTGTACAACAGATAGTGGAGACTGTGGTTGTACAACAGATAGCGGAGACTGCGGTTGTCAAACGGATAGCGGAGACTGTGGTTGTCCAGGTGGAGATACGGGCGATTGTGGTTGTACAACGGATACTGGTGACTGTGGTTGTACAACAGATACAGGAGATTGTGGATGTCAAACAGACACTGGGGATTGTGGTTGTCCAAGCGATAGTGGTGACTGTGGATGTTCTACCGATTCTGGTTGTGGTGGAGATAGTGGCTGCTCTGGGGATAGTGGATGCTCTGGCGATAGTGGAAATTGTGGATGTTGCGATGAATTCGGATGTTCGCCGGATGACTAAGGAGTAACTAATTGATATTATGAGATGTTTAAATATAATAGCAAAGAATGCTGAGATTTGTTCTGGCTCATGTTCCTATTGTGCCGCAGGAATTGATAACGCCATTAAGCACAGTAAGGCTGATTTGGAGTTAATTGATAATAAGAACTATGCCACGTGGGAAGTCGATTTTAGTGCTTTGGAGAAAGCAATAAGAAGCACCGATGCATGGAATGGCAATGACAAAATTAAGCTTGTTATATGGGGCGGAGACCCATTAACCAATTTCCAGATTACACAGGAAATTTTCGACTTTTCCAAATGGCTTTTCGACCAAAGGGGAAATTATGAAATTCATACATCAACAAATGGGCTGGCTTTTCAAAGACCTGAAATAATTGAATGGGTAAACAAGAACAATGTAATCGTTCAGCTAAGCCACGATGGTGTAGGTCAAGAATTAAGAACCGGAAATATAGAGCCCTTGGACTTCTGTGAGAATGTAAACAACCTTAGGATTGCATGTTTGCTCCACAGGTATAATTCTGATATATTTAAGTGCATAGAATACATAGACAAGTTTTACAAGAAATGGAATAAAAGGGCATCTATGCGTTTCATGAGACCTATGGTCGGACATTATGATTTGCCATATCTGAATAAAACCGGGCTGTATAATGGGGAGCATTACGATGAATTAAAGAGTAAGCCTTTTGGAAACCTTTACATAGAAAACTTTGACTTTGATAAGCACGCTTTGGACAATTTCCTTACACAGTTTGCTATATACTGTGACAGAGTCCTGAACAAAACCATAACGCCGGATGGTATTCACTGGATGGATTATGGTACAAATATAAAATGGATTCTTAAAGAATTCAATCCATTGGCAAAGAAGAAAGGGCTTTATTCTTGTGAAGCTTTTCAGGTAGGAGCAAGTGATAAAAGCCCGAATATTGATACCTTGGGAAAGTTTACGCCTTGTAATCTTTTAAGCTCAGACAAGCAGGTAGGCAATCCATCTAATGAAAAGCCGGCTTATTGTGAAGGGTGCAAATATCACGATTCCAAGCTTTGTGGGTTTTGTGGTAATTTACCCGTAGACAAGCATGAAAACTGTGAGTTCTTGTATCGACTTAATGACTTGTTTGTTATACTACGAAGAGCCTATAAGGATTTGCTAAACTAATAGAACAGGAGAACGACAAATGAGAAAATATAAGGCATCAGAAATAGTAGACAGGGCCTTGCGTTTGGCAGACCTGAACAATACTGATTTTCTTACGCATAAGGAGCATATCGATTATCTTAATGACGCATGGAAGAACGTGTATCAATTCCTGATTAGCAAGGGCGATAAAAGCTTCGTTGAGGAAGTCATGCTTAACGGCACCAACTTTAATGGCGTAACTGAGTTTGACCTTCCAGATGACTTCTATCAGATACAGAGCATAAGGGAATACCAGACAAACAGGCAGATTTCAAGGAAGGCGGACAGTGAATCCGATGCCTCATCTACATATGAAGTGGTCAATGACAAGCTCCGGGTTTATGGTGCTGGCGGGCATTTGATTATGACATACTACAAAGCCCCGGTTTACATTACATTCCCGGACAAGGACATTGACCTTGATAATGTCATTTCAAGCGTCCTTACATCCTACAAGAATACGGCATTAATAGATTATCTGGACAGGGATGATGATGATTATCACCTTAACAATCTTGTAACCGGCGAGAGGATTGATTCATACTACCCTCATGATGATGACCCATATCCAAAGCAGCTTACTGATAAGGGATTCGCATATAATGACGGTTTCTACAAGTTTAACCAAATTGATGGTGGTTATTCCCTTGGCGGAAAGGTTGACACATACTTTAGGACTAACATGCCCAATACATTTGAAATAAAGGACGGCACGACATATTCCGTAATACTATTTGGTGCGCGCACGACACTGTTCACATCAAATGACTATATCCGAGCCGCATATAAAGCCCCGGACGGTAATATGTACTTCTACACGAACAACACGCTTTACGACGAGGACGAGAATGCCTTGTATACATTTGAGACAACTGTTAACCCAGTTGGAATTACGGAAAATGGCATTGTTTTCAACAACAACAAGATTATAACCATTACCGCAGAAGGACAGCTTCTTGTCAACGATACGCCGGTTAAAGGCTATTTAGGTGCGATTACCTATGGATACATACTTCCAGACCGTGTTGTTTCGGCATATGATGACACATTGTTTAATTTCCCGAATGATTTGTATGTAAGCGTATTGTCATACGAGCTTGCTTTAAGGTATGCTATGAAACAGAACGCTGCGACGGACAACCTGAACACACAGCTCATTCAGGCTCAGGGCTTATTGAGCCAGTCCTTGAATGCGGACGGAAAGTATAAGCGAATAACTAAGGTATACAGAGGATAAAGAACACAATGAACACAAAAGCAGATAAATCACAATTAAAATGGCCACCTTTGCTTAACCTTGCCGATGACAAGCCACACATTGATACGTCTTTTCAGAACTGGGAAAAGGTTAACGGCCCGTATCTTAACTCTATGTTGCAACCAGTTTGGTTAAGGAGATATGCTGACAATACATACTACTACACCAAGAATGGCAAAAGATACAGAATGTCAGGGGGTCATTTGCAGGAAAATGAACGAAACCTTTCGCCTACTATTGATGCGGTCAAGTTCAAGAAGTCAGACATGAACGCATTAGGAAGGGACATCCTTGCCGTTAGCTTATGGTCTGAAAGTTATTATATAGCCGTTAGGCGAACTTCAACTGGCGTTGACATATTGAATAGTCAGTCTATACTTAGGTCATATGAAATAAACGGTGCGGTTATCGATTCGAGAGTACTCGTTAAGGGACGGGACAACATAATGGTTGTGATAGCTTATGTGCAGGGAACGAGCTATAAGGTACTCAACGTCTATGTAAATTTAGTTTCAAGATTGGTTCTTGATGCTACTGCGGACGTTACATGGCGGATACAAAATGGTTTTACCAGTGAGGGCGAATCGGCTACTATTGCTACACTCGTGACATTGGACAATCTAAGGGTTACCGACCCGGTTATAACTGGCTTCTGTAATAATAATAATCTTTGGTTTATCTCCTTGACATCATCCTATGGCGAGGTTGAGGATACCAAGAAGAACGGATTCTTTACGTATGCAATAAAGATTGGGGGCAATTTAGACTTAAAGCCTATTTCGACATTCAAGTGTACCAATAATGGTGCTACCTCCTATGATATAGTCTATTCACGCTCAATATTCTTAAAGAGCGCTTCAAATGACTCATCAACTACGAAGCTTTACCTTTCAAGTAATGGCCGTGACTACTATGATTATCTGCAGAATGCTTCAAACCCGGTAGGCCCGAAGTTCAACTTCCCAAGCGGCGTTATCCCTGGTACTACCGGACGTTCTATCGTTGTAAAAGATGGCGATGATTCAACTACCTATACTATCTATTCCATAACTATAACAGAAAGGAAACGAAGCATTACATTAACTGGTGACCCGAACAGAACATATACATTAAAGGCTGCTATGGTGGATGGTATGCCTTCTGCCCAGATTGTCGCTACTGCCGGTACTATTTCTGGTACAGAGATAACAAACACTGGCATTGGTGAGGTAAAAGTTGAGTATGTTCTTACACAGTACTCTACGCAAGCCGGAATTACCGCAGGATGGAAATTTGATTCAAATATAGTAGTAAATACCGGGGCATATTATTATTACATTGACCCAAAGATATACTTAAACAACAGCAACGGATACGTTTATGAGCAAACAACTGGCGTTAGTGGTAACACTGGTAAGTCAGCGACTGTACCGGCTATTGCGGGTGATGATGGCTACTTCTATTCTTTATGGACATTCAACGTAAACAAGAATACGGCGGTTAACAATAACCAGGGATGGAGCAACTATCATATGGTCTATGATTTCCAGCCATATATCTGTATGAAAGGCTCCCTTAATAGCTACTCTGATACCACATTGACCGTTAATCAGATTGTTTCAACTAACCAGAATGTCAATGGCTGTTATGCCGCAAGAAGCAACAGCTTTGTAATCGACCAAGGCTTGTTCATTATGACCGCCAAGTTTTGTAATGATAGTACTTGTTGTCCAAAAGATTTGGCCGCAAATGGAAAGGAGTTGGCAGGTGCAAGGTTCAGTGAATGGACATTCAGCAACAGATATGCATTCAAGTACATGCCGGGAACCTCACGACAAAGCAGCTTCAACTATTACAGCTACGAAGTTACGGGCGACGCTTCATTATCCGGTTCATCAGAAGATTTGCTTGTATACACGGTAGGTGGATACAGGGTTCCTATCAAGGATGGCTCACCATACTATCTGCTTTACAACGTAACATCATCAGGGTTTGCCTATATCCAGGGTATCAGTTATGCTGGTTCTACAAACAGCATGGGTACCTTATTGACACCTTGGGAATCCATTGACGAGTCAAGCTACATAACGGCTTATAACAATGTGGTTCTTTACAAAGATAAGTCCGGTAAATGGCACAAGATTAATACTGTAACTGGCAATGACATTACGACATTACTGGACGACAGATATGTTCTGATTAACACTACAAGTTACCTTAACATGTATGATTCAGAAACTGGCAAATGGTTTCACTATGCATCTGATTATAACGGACGATTAATGCATGGACAGAACACTAACACGTCAATCTCTGGCGTATTGGCGACCGGTGAGAAAGAATATTCGGCTTATCCTTACATAAGATACACGGCTAACGGTATTAACCCATTGTATCAGGTTATGCCGAGAGACCCTATTTGTTCTTTACTTTTGCCGATTGTACCAAGATACAGATGCGGTGTCATGGCTGAGCAGTTATATGATTGTACGACACCAACCTATGCCGGCATACAAGGCGTTGATGTATTCTTCTCAGAATATGCTAACACTACTTGTAAGTACAGGTTTACCCTTAACTCAACCAGTGGGCAGTTGCAGAGATATGCAAAGTCCGAATTGACCGGATTGCTCTTCCCTGGTACTACTTCATCTTCCGCTACGTTGACACCAAACATCTTTACCAAGTACATAAACGGTGCGGGTAATAATGATATGGTTATTGAGGACTTTGACTCTTATGTATTGACATACTATGACAACAGACCATATTTCATTTATTCCGCTTCAACCCAGGTTTCTACTACGTATGGAAGTGAGGACGCATTCTTTGTATTGCAGGGTCAGTTCTATGGCGTAATCGGTGACAAACTTTATTCGTTGATTTACTCTAATGGTGCCATAAGTCAGATGGATGCTATCATTGATATTGTGGGGCTCAAGTTCCTTGGCAATACGCCGATGATTGCTTTCTTCTATGATGACGCACATAAAGTAATCAAGAGCTTTACAGGGGATGCCAATCTTGATACGCTATATTCCGCTACGAAGCTTTCTGGTATAACCGGGCTGCATTTCTATGATACACAGACCCAGTCAATCTACATTCCTACCTCAATCGGGCTATTCGTAATCGGACCAAGGAACATGTACATACTTGATAAGCTCAAGAGGGTAACAAGGGTCAGCTTTGATAACAATGGCTTTACGCACATAATTAATGGCTCGGACAGCTATGACCTGACATACTACAAGTATGGTAGCTATGAGGTTGAGCCCCTTGACTTGGAAACCAGCTTCTATGGCTATGGTGCTACTGAGAACATTTCCATAGACAGATGGAACATAACGTTGTATGATTTGGATGGTGACCACTCCGAATCTTATGTAACGGTCGGCGTAAGGAGCATTACTGATGTAACCGTGCTGTCAGAAGAAAAGACTATAAAGATTACACCGAACATGTATGATAAATGGTCTAATTCAGTATTCATTGCGTTTAATCCAAAGCTTATTAAAGGTCAGGGATTAAGGCTATACATTAAGACACCTTTAATCGTACAGTCAGTAACGGCTCACATTATGGACAACAAGACTGGTACGCTTACAAAGCATTCTTTATAAACTAATAATTTGGAGAAACAAAATGTATAAGAAATCATCGGAAGAAGTAAATAGTGAAGCAGCGAGATTAAAAGCAACGGTTAACCCGGCTACTGGTAAGCCATTTACCGACCAGGAAATTAAGGACATTTTCGAGGCTTGGGGTAAGAAACAATACCCGGATGGCAAGACATTCTATAATATTCCTGAGTATATAGATAACATGAATATGGCGTTAAGGGACTATCTGGAACATTATGATGATAACGCTAACGCCACGACTAATGCACCTGAGACTACTACTGGCGAAGAAACAACGGTTTCCCAGTTTGATAAGCCCCAGATTTCTGATGATACTACATCACCAGACTATACCGGACGAAAGAATGCGGTTGATGTTCAGCAAGCTATTGCGGAAGGTGCTCAGACAGCTCAGGCGGAATCTGAGAATAACGCCGTAGCCGCAGCTTCCGCCGGAGTAAATAAATCAAGGGCAGGTATGCTGTCAGATAATGCATCCCAACAGACCCAGGCAAACAATGTATCAAATGTCGCTACCGCTAATTCATCCCAGGCCGCTTCTACACAAGCAGATTACTTGAAGAAAATGGCACAGGCGGATGCGTTAGACCAGCAAGCCAAGAATATGAAATCAAGTGCCGGTTTGACCGCATTAGGTGGTGGTATTCAAGGTGCGGCTTCTGGGGCAATTGGGGGAGCTATAATTTCGGATGAGGACATGAAAGAACCTATTGACTTTGACCAGCAGCTTTATGATGCCGTAAAACAGTTTAAGGAACTTTATAAGAAAGTCAAAGCTATGAGAGGGAGAAAATAAAATGGCAGTTTTCGGAGCAGTAATCGGTGCGATTGCCGGTGGTGTTGCCGCTGGCGTTGGCTCTTACATTAATAATAAGAAATTGGCAAGTGCTTATAAGGACTATGCCAAGGACATAAGGAACGCCGCAAATCAGTATTCCGGACACAATGCGGATGTCGCTATGAGGGAAGCGGGCAGTCAGAAAGCAAGACAGTTGAATAACCTGAACATGGGAACTGCCTCTTCCAGACCAATGACTTCCAATAATTCCATTCAGAATGCACTGAGGGGAATGAACAATGTAAAGATGGCGGACTCAACAGTTGAGGGACAGAATTTAGGAAGGTCCAATAAATCGACTGAGCTTGAGGGCAAATACAATGCCGCAACTACTAAGGCTCAGCAAGCCCTTAACCAGGCTGGTATCAATTACCAGGTCAATAACCAGCTTATGCAGACTGGTATGGATGCGGCCGGCGGACTGGCACAGACATATAAACAGATTAAATCTGACGAGAACGTTAAGGAAAGCATTACGAATGACTGCGGGGACAAGATACCTACGGCGGATGCGGAGGACGCTTTAAGGCAGATTGAATCAATAGAATACAAGTACAAGGACGGCTTAGGCTTAGACCAAGACAAGCATGTCGGTGTTACGGCACAGTCTATGGAAAATACCGCTTTTGGTGACACTGTATCTGAGGACGCAAATGGCGTAAAGCAACTGGACAAGCAAAAGCTTTTGGAAAGCGTGATGGCAGGAATTGCCGCATTACAGAAGGAGTTGGACGCTTATGATGCTGGCAGGTAATGGAAAAGCTGGCCTTTTAAATGGCTTTGAGATTAAGAAGCCTACGTCGTTCAGGACGGAAAGCTATAACTATGATGATAACGGAAACATAAGCGATTACAGCAAGGAAATAGGCTTTGACCCCAATGACAAGGACGTAAACGTAACCATGAACGTCCCATCCACCGCCATTGCGAACGCAAGGTATGACCCATCGGATGATTCAATGAACATTACCTATGTGAACGGAAACAAGGAATACAAGTTCAAGGCCGGCGGACAGAAAGGCATTGAGGAATGGGTCAATGCTCCGTCTAAGGGCAGAATCACTCAAGAATGGCGAACTACGCACAGATACCCTGGATTTTAAGGAGAACAAACACAATCATGCAGAATAATGATAAAGACTTACAACCTATAATTATACCAGATAAATCTGAATATGGTTGGGATGGTTATGGGACTACAGAAAATAAATACAATCCAGAGAATGGCATTTATACAGGTGTAACTCATAAAGTTCCTAACCCAGAATATAACCCAAGGGCAAGAAAGAACAAGAAACCAGAGTTTCTGGACGAGTACTTGACATATGACACCAATCCGATTAAAGTCGGTGATGACGGGAACATCAGCTTTAACCAACAGCAAACCAAGCCTACAATTCCAGGTGATGCTGGAAATGAAAATGAGATTCTTGTAATGGGAGACTATTGGGGTGAGCCAGTATGGAAGAAGAGACGTTTAAGGGATATTATAGAAGACCGTGAGGATTCTTATAATGAAACCCAGCAAAAGATAAGGAATTATGCGAAAGACCATCAAATAGGTGACTTCCTCAATCAAAACCGTGGTATGAGTCCATCGGTATCCGTAGAGGACAGTCTTAAAGAAGCCGTAGATGAAGGTGACACTAAGGAAGTAGAGAACATAATTGAAAAGCACCCTGAGGAAGCGCAGGAAGCTCTCCCAGAAGATACACCTATCCAGGAAGAAGCTAAACAGATTACGGAAGATGACAAGCCTCAGAATGATGAGGTAAACAACGAGGTCGTAGAGGACTTTGTGGAAAAGCCACACACAGATACCCTGGATTTTAAGGAGAACAAGATGCAGAACAATAATGTTGAAGAAAAGATAGAGAACTCACCAAAACCAGTTGAAACCGCACAGGCTATTACCGGAAGTGAAAATAATCCCCTTGTAAAGGAAGCCTCACAGATTGAGGATTCCAATCCTCATAATGACGAGATAAACAATAAGGCTGTCAAGAAAACGTTTGACAAAAGTAATCTTTATAGTGGGGATAATTATTTCAAGCAACAGCAAAAGAGATACATTGGCTCAGAGTTTGATGTTGACCGCCCTGCCGCATTACTTAATAAGTACAAGAATATGTCTGATAAAGACCTTGTAGGAGCTGCGTTTAGGGGCACTCCTCAGAGTTTTGAAGGTGCTGATGGAAAAGTCTACAACTGGGACACACTCAAGAAAGATTGGGACAAAATTTCGAATGAGGATTTGGTCAAGCGTCTTGGAGAATCACTTTATAGCACGGCACTTGAGGAAATGCGGGATGAGGTCATTCCAGAACTGGAAAAGGCATCCCAGGACGAGAATTATTCAAGTCCCATTGTTAATGCTACAAAGGAATCCATAAAGAGAGTCCAGGATTTTAGGAAACAAATGGAAGATGTCAGCAATTACGAGAATGAAATTGACGAATACATGAGGAACAACCCCGAAATGTATATGGATGCCGCACGGGCACTGACAAGTGATGAGTTTAATAACGCAACCAGAGGCTTTCACCCTCACGAAGTGGATGTCTTAAAGAAAGCATGGAAGGATAAACGTCCGAGATACCTTGATGATGTTATAAGCAGGAAGGAAGCCAATGATGCCTTAAACCACGCATATGATATCCAGCGTGATACTGAGAAAGAGCTTGGGCTCAAGGGATTTTACACTAAAGACGATGGTAGTTTGGAATATAATACCTTCTGGGAAGAGCCAATAATAGAGCTTGCCTTTGAGAACTTGAAAAGGAACAATCCTAACCTTAAGATTGAGGACTTGACAGATGAAGATAAGGCTCAGATGGTACAAGGCTTTAGGGATTACGCTAAAAGTGATGAAGGAAAAGCCGCCCTTAAAAGCAAGGAACAGCTCTTTAAAACCAGACTTGAAATGAACGGATATTTTAAAGCCAGGGAAGAAGCGGATGCTGCGGAAAAGAGGTATGAGGATGCCGTTGAAGCCTTGCGTTCTGGAAGCGTGCAGGAAAAGATGGATGCCCTCAGGAACCTTGGCGTAAAGGTAAAGAAAGTAAAGAAAGGCAAGAAGGTGGACATTGTTGATGAGAATACCGGCTCGTCTGTGGAAGATGTCCTTGAGAAAGAACTTCCTGATGTAAAGGACACGCCAACGGAAGATAAGACTCAGAAAGAGGAATCCAAAATGGCTGAAAGGCTCAGCGAGGATTTCGAGAACGCCGATGACCTCTACAATTACCTTGAGGAAGAGGGATATCTTGAAGACCCGAACCCAATGACATTTGATGAGGGTCACACTCCGGAACAGCCACCACGTGAGCCGGGCAGTTTCATCAAGAACCCGAGCGTAATGCTGGGTGAAGGCGAAGACGGTAAAGAGGAAGACACAACCCCTGACGTTCCTGACGTAACTGACGTAACCGACATAGATGCTACTGATGATTATGGCTTTGATGAGAACGCTTCAATAGATGAGGATGAGGTTAAATCGCCATATGACTTCAATGAAGATTACCCAGGTGATTATCCGGAAGATGATTTCTACCTTGGAATGACTGGGGAAGACCGTGAGATGGCAAAAGCCGCTATGAGGGAAGACGGAAAATATCATCCGATAAGACCGACTGACCTTATTGATAACCTTGACTTTACTCCGGAAGAAAGGGAACTGGCAAAGGAAAACCTTAGGAAAGACTTGCAGCTTGGCAAGAACGGAAAAGTTTATAAGACTCTAGACCAATTTCATAAAGAAAGAATTGATGAGCTTACTGACCTTGAGAAGGAAATCCTTAGGAATACATTGCTGGAAACGGAAGAAGAGGAAGGCGAAGACGGTAAAGAGAAAGCTTCACCTTTCAGTTTTGGAATTAAATCAAACAGAATAAGTGCCCCCTCTTCATCTTCTGGTGGTCAAGCAAACCCTGATATTGATATGGGCGGCACAACAAGAGGGGGCAGAGGAAGCATAGGTGGAAGTATGCTCGGTCGTGCTCTTGGTAGCCTTGGTGGAATTTCTGGTGCCAGCAGTGTATCTGGCGGAAAACAACCAAACGCTTCAATGGATACAATCCGTTCTGTCGCAAGCAAGGGTCCTATCCCACCAAAAGTCAATGAATCTAACGGAAGCCTTGCAAGAGGTGGAAGCAACAATTCACGTCCACATTCCAACGGAACATTCGGAAGCGGTCCCGGTATGTTGTTCAATAAGGGAGCAGGCGGCATAAAGACCGTATCTACCGCACCAGTAGTCCCTGTTTCCCCAGTGGAAGATGGTAATGACGAAAGCATGGTAAGCAGTATCGGGGACGTCAAGGAAGCTATGATTCAGAGCTTGGAATCAAAGATTGCCCAGTTAAGCGATAGGGAGAGGGAATCAATAGGAATAGGTCATAAATACAAGCATTTTGACTGGAACGGCATTCCTTTGGACGAGCTTTCTGGTTCCCAGATTAATGAGCTTGGAAACATTGTTGACAAGATGCTGCGTAATCATTAACTAATAGAATGTAAAGAGGACTATAGAGTTGATTATAGGTAACACAAACATTGATAAAACTATGATGCCTTCATATGATGACTTTACCAAGAACCCTGACCATCTTTACCAGAGGAAGCAGGAGCGTCTTCGGGGACTTCTATCTACAGGACCAATGCCCCTTCCTTTACAAGGTCAGGGTAATGGTCAGCAGGGACAAGTCCAAAGCGTAAGCCAGTCAGAGAGGTGGGCAAATGAAAGCAAATAAATTGAAATACATTGATGACATTAACTTCCTTGTGGACAGAAACGGAAGCAGACGCATGAAATATAGACGGAACTTGAGGTCGTATCTTCATACGTATGGCTTTGGCATGACCAACATTGATGACACATCTGTCGCAGGGTATTACAGCTCATCCCAATATGATGATGAGGAAGATACATCCAGTGGTGTCCAGGAAAACGTAATAAAGTCCTGTATTGACACACTGGTAGCCATAATGTCCGCCCAGAAAGTAAGGCCGCTCTTCAACACGGTAAACGGTACTTTCCGTGATATCCAGATTGTAAAGCAGAGCCAGCAGTTCTTTGACCAGTTGTTTGATGACCAGGATGTCCACAGAACGGTTATGAACTCTTTCCGTGATGCCTGTATCTTCGACACTGGTATAATCTATGTTGACAGAATAGGAAAGTCGATTAGCCGTATAATGCCATGGCAACTGAACTTTGATAACCGTGAGGCTTCCTATGGCCAGCTTACAAGGGTAGTCTGGAAGATGGAGAACTATCCGGTAACGCTTCTTCCGTTCAATGATTCAAAGCTTAAGAAGGCAGTAGGCGAGAACATAAACACTGATGTCACATATTACAGATACTGGAACTTGAACGAGCACGTCCTCGTCCACTACATACCGGAGATGGACTTTTATAAGGAAGAAGAATGGGAGCCTATGTCCCTTCCGTTCATCTTCATGAACTATGAGATTCCGATAAAATCTGGCTCGTCTTCATCCGTGGTTGATATTCTTTGGGGATTGCAGGACGCTATTGATGCGATTCTTGTAAAGATTAAGGATGCCTCACAACTGTCGGCACCCATAAAGTATCTTGTGCCGGATAATGGTGGCGTTAATGTCAACAAGATTACTGACAGAACCGCTGAGATTATGACATATACACCGATTCCGGGACAGACCCAGATACCAATAGAAGCGGTAACCGCTCCTTTTATGGACCCTCAATGGCAACAGCTTCTTGACAAGTTCAAGCAGGACATGTATGAGATGGTCGGTGTGTCCCAGTTGTCCGCCCAAATGCAGAAGCCAAAAGGGCTTAATTCCGGGGTAGCTATTTCTACTATGGAAGACATTGAACTGGGTAGATTTGAAGTTCAGTCCGACATGGTTATAAGGACATATACTGACTTGGCTCGGTTGTGTACGAGCGTGTTTGATGCGAATGATGACATTCTTCCGCCTAACCGTGTCCGTGATTCAATAAAGTGGTCAGACATAGTAAACGCCCAAGACCAGCTTATAATACAGTATAGTGCGGCGGAGAAGCTCAGCAAGGACCCACAGGAAAGGGCTAAGCAGATAATGATGTTGGTACAAATGGGCGTAATCCCGCAGTCACGTGTAGCTTCCCTTATGGAAATCCCTGATGCGGTTCAAGGATACTCACTTGCCAACAACAACATTAATGCGGTTATGAAAGTCATAGACAATTGTATTGAGAAAGGCATATTCGATTATCCAGATTTCATTGATAATGAGACATTGGAGAATGAAATCCTGAACACGCAGCTTTCACTCTTCGGCGGAAATACCGAAGCAAACCAGAAAGCAATTGATGACTTGAAACAACTTTATGAGGTAGCCGAAACAAGGATTATGAATGCCCAGACAAATGCGGAGATGTCCGCCGTACAACAACTTCAGAATGAGTTGTCAGAGGATATGGCTAATCCAAACGGACAAATCCCGACGGCAATAAATCAAGGTATAACTAATAGCATAGGAGAACAATAATGAGAACACCTGAACAGATTGAAGAAGCGTTAGATAAACTTGATGGACTTTTAGCAAAGTTCGATGAAGCTAACGACAAGTTTGACCGTGGGGAATGGAGTAAGAAATATTCCGAAAAGTTTGCCCCATATGAAGAGAAGCTCAAGCTTCTTAACGGCGATGATTTTGACCTTATGAAAGAGTCTTACGACGAATATCATAAAGACTATTCTGACTTGTCTGATGATGATTATGCCAATAGTCTTGAGGAAAACATCAAGAAAGTATTGAATCGTATCTGGCCGGAAGCTAAGCCAGAGCAGATTGAGCAAGCCGCTGAGGAAGTAAAGGAAGCCACAGAAGAGAAGCCAGCGGACGGTAAGAAAGAGATTCATATCGAGTCTGAGGATAAAGACGGCGACGGAAAGATTTCAAAGGATGAAACAGAGGTTCATACAATGGAAGAGAAACCTGCCGCTGAAACTGAAAACGAAACAGATGATTCTGAAGAGGACAGGTTTGTTAAGGAGCTTGAGGACTACAAAGCCAACATGCCTCGCCGCAATAAATAAAGGGGGTTAAAATGGCAGATTTAAATAACGATGGCCTTGATGATGAAACTGGCCTTCCTATTAACTCTAAGATAAACATGAACCCTAATGTGACCACTCCCCTTCCAAAGAAGTTGAATCTTTTGCCAGAGGGAGAAGCGAAGCAGCAGCTTTATGAAGAAGACCCAAGGCTTAAAATAGACAAGCCTGCGTCAGAGCAGTCAAGCCATTTGGCTGCTGGAAGAAAGCATCTTGAGGAACAGAAAGCTATTGAGGATGCGGCTAAGGAAGCTGGCATAGAGACCGTAAAGTCTGAAAGTACATTGGATAAAGTAAAAGACGGACTTGCCAAATTGGGTGGAGGTCTTGAGAATCCAGAAGGTGCAAATGCTTCTGGCTCTGGTAGTGATACGGGCAGTGGGGCTTCATCAGGTACTACTGGTACTTCTGGAACTGGAACTGGTACTGGTACTACTACAAGCCCTGCCCCAAAAGATAATCCGGGCAAAGGCGGCGAGGGTGCTACGAGTGCCGTAAAATCAAGTCCATATAAGCTCAAATCAATAATGGACGCTTTCAACGATGGTGAGATAGACAAATCTACAAGGGATTACCTTATCGTTGATACATTAAGCAAGTTTGCAAGAAGTCTTGGTAAAGACATTTCGAATATTGGTGCCGCTTACACTGGTGGAGCAATCCAGGACTCTACTCCGGAAGAGACATTATGGGGCGCAAGAAATAATGAAATGGCTAAACAAGGTATTTCTTCCGAAGCAAATAAAGTCGAGGGTTCTGACAGGAATCAGAATTACAGAGCTAAAGAAGCTAACATTAAGGCTGCTGAACTTGGTAACGAGCTTACTGGATATAAGCTTGAGATTCCACGCACTTATAAACAGCTTATTGAGAGTGCCAATAACATCGAAGCACCTTGGTTAAGAGCCGCAGTAAAAGGTTCTGCCCAGGCAATGCTCAATAATTCGGTTAACGGTGGCGAGCTTAATGCGACTACGCTTATTACAAACATTGTTGCGAATGGCGGTAATGAACTGGCTCAAGCTGCAAAAGCTGCTGGTAAATCACCAGAGCAGTATGTTGAGGATACCGTTAAGTCAATGCTTCCGGAAGTAAAGACTTCGATATTCTAATTAAACTAATAGTATGTAACGGGTTCAGTTGAGTTGGTGTAATGGCGAAACTATACATTGACTCTTAACTCGATTGTATTCCGAAACAAATACAACTTACCGGCGACAGGGTTGGTACTGAAGAGGAGATTTAAAGTATGGCTGCACAGGCTATTTCTGCCGATGAGGCAATTATGAACATCCTTAAAGTATGGTATAAGGATGGGGTCGAGAACTTGCTTTTCCGCAATTCTCCGGTTGTAAAAGACATTAACAAAACACGTGTTGAAGGTAAACAGCAAAACTTTGCGGCAGTTTACTCACGTGGTGGCGCAGTTGCAGGTGACTTCCTTATTGCGGAAGCAAAAGCTGCACAGAACGTTCGCAACGCAGAGTTCAAGGTAACTCCGGGTCAGTTGTTCAGCGTATTCAGCTACAACGCAAAAGAAGTTCAGGCATCCCTTTCAAAGAAAGGCGCTTACATGAAAGTCGCTGGTAACAAGGCTTTCGCCGCTACTGAAGCTTTCCGTAAGACAATGGCCGCTACTTTCTATGGTCGTGGTTATGGTGAGATTGGTATCCTCGCTGATGCGGTTACATTCGTAGCTGGTACACCAATTGACATCACATTGACAGATGACACAATCATGAAGATTGCCGTTGGTTCTGGTCTTACTCTTAAAGATTCAGTTGCCTCTACTACTAACCTTGTTAAGCTCGAGGTTACTGCTATTGATGGTAACAAAGTTACTGTTACACCTGCCGGTGCTTATACTGGTGTAGGTGGTGAGATTGTTGCCCTTGACGGTTCTATGGACACTTCTGGTAATCCATATCTTCCAATGGGTATCGACGGTTGGCTTCCAATCGTAAACGGTCGTACAGGTGCTACTTGGACTTCATATATCCGCACTCCATTCATGGGTGTAACTCGTTCAGTCGCAGTTGAGGGACTTGCTGGTAACTTCGTAAACGCTATCGGTACATCTGAAAAGAAATCTGAAACAGTTCAGAAACTTATCCGTAAGGTTCGCCGCTATGGTTCAAAAGCTGACCTCATTGTCCTTAACGATGAAGATTGGCTCGCTATGGCTGCTGAGATTCAGTCAACAAACACTTACTTCACACAGACATCTACATCTGCACAGCGTAAGGCAAATGTTGGCTTGACAAAGCTTACTGCTGGATTCAGCACGAATTATATTGATTCGATTTATGATGACCCATACTGTCCAAAAGGAAAATTCTATGTTCTTGACAAAGACGTAGTTGAGCTTTGGGCATACACCAACACTGATGAGCTTTCAGACGGTGTTGCGGGTAATCAACCTGGTAAACCAGATGCCGAGGAAGAGAACAACAAGGGACGTGTAAATGACCCTTACAAGTTGCTTATCGATGACTTCATTTCAACACAGCCTGGTGCCTCTACATCGGATGGTATGGCTGTAGAAGTAGCATTCAACCTCTTCGGTTCGTATGTTATCCTTGACCCAAGCGTTTGTGGTGTTGGTATTTTCAGTGATGCCGATACTTCGACCCTTCTTGGCTACAAATAATCTTGTAGACTAAGTTGATGTAGAAACAAAGAAGCCCCTTCCTGTTAAGGAAGAGGCTTTTCTTTTATTAAACTAATAGATTGGAGAAACGATAATGAAAGAAATTTTCCCTTCTAATCAAACCAAGAAATATTTAGACCCGACTGAAAAGCCAATTACGGAGCAGCAGTATGAGGACTTAGTTAACAGAACGAATGTTGCCGTATGTTGTGCGGAAGTAGCGTCGGACAAAGTTGATACTCTCAACGATAACTTGGCAAGACAAGTTGCGACGGCCAATGTAAATACCACTTCCTTGACGGCTGATAATGGTACCATAGGTGAGCTTAATTCTACAAGCATAAATTCTAATTCTGTTTGTTCAAATACAGTTAAAGCAAATTCATCAACAACTGGAAGCTCATGTGTAACCGGAAATGAGAACATTAACGGACATTTGACAGTTGGTGGCAGGGCTGATGTTAACGGAGAACTGACATCGAATGTCGGCGTAGTCGCACCAATGATTTCAGCAATCAACTCATTACAGACCAAGAATGCCTCAATTCAGTGCAATCTTACGGTTAACGGACGGTTCCTGGCTCGTGAGTTTGAAGCCTCAAATCCTGAATTTTCTGGAACAACTACTGTTGACAATCTAAACGCTAACAATATTAGCTCAGATAATGCGACTATTGAAAACTTGGAAGCAACGGAAGCTTCCATTGACAATGCGGAAATTGATAGTGCTTTGGTAACCGAGCTTGACACCAATTACATTACGCACAAGAATGACCCCCAGGAAATAGACGGTGGAACAATCATTGACCACTACATTCTTTTGCCAGATTTTACGAACGGCAATTACTTCCTTGAGGCAAGAAATGACGGTGGTACGAAGCTTTGGTCAGTTGAGTTCACGAATTCCATTGACAACGTTCAGATGCGTTGGTCACAGGCTGAGGACAGCGTATTCCAGCTTATTGACTTGAAGGCCACAAAGACTGCCGGTGGTGTCGCAAAGGTACAGCTTCATATTAAAGCTTTCGAGCATTTATCTTTATTCAGACAAAGCCAGTCTACGGACAACGTATTGCCTCCCGCTATTTATACGGAAGACCAGTTACCGGAAGCTGAGCTTACTTTTGATATTACAGAGTATAAAGGAACATTCATCCAGGACATAATCTTTACGAACAAGCTTCACGTTGAGGAGCTTGAAATGGATTCCTTGGTAATGGACTGTGTTGGCGTTACAAAAGAGCTCTTGCTTACTTGTGATAGGGATATCAACTTAAATCCAATCTATGTAAACGGCGATGAGAACCAATATGTTCAGAATAAGATTATCTGTGGTATTCAGAGCCCGACTTGGGTAACACCTGCCACATGTGTATCCTGCACTTGCGAAGACCTTATGTCAAGCAAGGGTGTAGCAGCTTATAATGGCGAGACTGCTGAGGAAGAATATCCAATAGTTCACTTGGGTGATACTACTTGTGTTCATGGTTCCGCTGAGATTGGTACTGACCTTAAAGTAAATGATGATTTCAGGACACCACATATTGCGGATACAGTTTCAACCCCTGCTACATTGGTAAATGACTCCCTTGTATTCAAATCTTCATCAACAACAAGATTAAATAAAACAGTATTTAACTCAGGAATCAGATGGTATGATGATGAGCTTAACCAGGTAGGGGAGCCTGATGCCTCTTGGACAATGACTTCATCAACACACATTGGCGACGTTAAGGCATTGAATAATGTCCCATATGTAAAGGTTGACAATGACTGGTATGAGGTTACGGGGTTCGGGCTTACAATTATCTATTCGGATACCCCTGTTACTGATGAGGAAGCTATTGCCGAGCTTGAGAGCCTAGAAAGGGCTTGGATTCTTGTTTACCGCAAAGAGTATTATAAAGACGTTGCCTCTAATCCACAGATTACACGATACAGGGATGGATGCTTTGACGAGCTTGCGGTAAAGAACAGCGAGTGCCAGTTTGATGATAACCATCCTTTAGTTTACAATAGTTCCAGGGACGCCATTCAGACTACTACTTGCCTTGAGGTTGAATGTGGCGTATTCGATAATGCCAGGGTAAACTGCCGTCTTGATGTTGGTGGTGATGCACATGTTGCTGGTGACCTTTTCGTCGCCGGTACTACACATACAGTTGAGGAAGAAACATTATCAACCGGCTCAGACACAATCATATTACGACAGAACAACCCTACCGGTATGGCTGTCGGTGATTTCACTGGTATAATCTCAAACAAATATAATGGTACTGATAATCTTGCATTTGGTTCTGGTAATGACGGACAGTTCCGGTTAGGACATGTTTCGGGTGTCGATACAACTTATACAGAAATTTATTACAAGGATGGAACCTGGTATAGTTCCATTGACCCAGAAACCCCCGAAACTGTAAGCGGTGAGCTTACTTCCTATTCATCAAAGACTATTGTTGGCGAATACACAAAGTATGAGGATGCAGTATTCACGGTATTCGATTACACAAGATTACAGCCGGCACTTACACGTGAGGAAGAAGCCAACATTCAGAACAACGCATTATTGAAGTTCAACAGAAATACTCACAGAGCAGAGGATATTGCAGTTCCGACAGCTTCTGAGCAAATGTTGACAGCAGATATTGACCCAGTTACTTCTTGTGTTGATTACAGATGGATTGACAAGCAGCCAGGTATTTACTGCTTCACAACTATGGCAGATTATAATGCTTATACCGGAAATATTCCAGTTGGCTCGCAGGTTGTCATTGCGGAATGTAATGGATATATTCAGGCAGAGGAGATGTAAAAGTGAATACATTTATTAAGGAATCAAACGGTCTTAAACAGACAAATGACCAGAAAATAAAGACTTATTCTTGTGGACAGGCAGTATTGGATGCAATTACTGATGGTACATTGGCCGAGGGAGATGAGTTCCAGACACAAGTAGCATTTGGTATTCATGAAGATATCGTTGATGATGTAGCCTATCTTCTGTCGGTAACACCGGGAAACGCCTCGCCCACTAACCAGCTTGTTACGCAGGATGACATCAGTGCTCTTGATGTCGGTGCCCTTGAAAACCGTGTTACCACAGTCGAAGGATATATTCCATCAAACACAACGAACGCAAATCCGCTTGTAAATAATCTTGGGCTTACCCAGGCTTATAACGAGCTTATGGGCTGCATTAACGGAAACACGGGAAGCATTAACTCGCTTGCGGAATCTGTGGGAACATTGGAAACGGACATTACATGCAAGGTCGAATGCTCTGATTTTACGGCACATACTACCGCACAGGATACTTGCAATACCAGTTATAATAGCCAGTTAAGCAGTCTTAATACAGATGTTGCCGCCTTGAAAGTAACGGACGGTGAGCATACGACTGCTATATCAACAATCAATACAGATTTGTCCGGGCTTCATACTTTAGTAAATAACTGCACTTCCGCCTATGATACATGCATCAGCGGCTATGACAGTCATTTCACAAGCGTCGATGGCTCAATAACTTCTATAAACAGTTGCACGTCATCTTTGCAGACTTCCCTTAATGCTTTGGATAATACGGCGGTTAAATGCGTGAACGGAGTTGCCCCAGTGAACGGAAATGTTACCATTACGCTTCCAGCTTCATATTCAATGACATTGAGCGGAACTGACCTTACTATAACGGAGCTTTAAAGATATGAGCCTTACATTTAACGGAACAGATGTAAAGAGTGCATCTTTCAACGGCACTTCATTGACCCGCATTTATTATCAGCCGAAAGATGGTGCTTGCACGTTAGTGTGGCAGAAAGGATGCCCATTACAAATTAAAACTGTATATTGCTGCGATGCACTGCTTACATGTCAAGCATTGGAAAATGACAACAAATGGAGATGTGTACCATTTCATTCTTATGACGGTGCATATGGACCAGCCTGGTATTGTAGAAATGATACTACTGTAAGTTTCTGCGTAGCCGCAGGTAACCGTTGGTGCTCAAGTACGTGGGGCTATTACTGTGTATGCTCTGAGCTTGCTGCCGACGTTAGTGTTACTGCTACGGCTTGCGTAGATACTTATTCTATGAAGGTTATTTATACTGTTCATAGCTGTGACTTTATGGTTGATTTTACTGATATTTCTGGTGGTTGTGCTGACCATACGTGTACTTTCAGTGTAAATGCTGGGTCGGCTTGTTGTACTAATGCTAATATGAGAGCTTTCTACGAATGGAAATCTGTACAAAGCCCGGTAATTACATGCTATGACATAGGAACTCCAAATGGATTCTGTTATGGCGTAACGTCATATTGCATACAGTATGATGTATGTGTTACTGCTGATGGAAGAACGACTCATCATACAGTAAGTGACCAAGACATGAGAAACGGCGTAACGCTGATGGTATAATAGGGAGATTAAGATAAATTATGTGGGAAGCAATCACTGTTTTAGCAAAGACACCTGCGGCAGTAGCCCTGGTGGTAGGAATATTCGGACTTCTTTTCTATATGGTAAAGAAGGGTATGCTTTCCTTTAAAGGAAAGGGAGTTACCGTAGGTGATTCAAAAGACAGGCTTCTGATACGCAATCAGTGGGAATATGCAAACTCCGCCTGTGAGGCTCAGTTCGCTAAAATCATAAATTACTGCAAATCTAACGAAGAGGCAAAGTATATAATAGCACGTGTGGAGGATGTATTCCAGTCCGCTATCATTTATAACTTTATGACAGAGGATGAGGCTTACCTAAGGGCAAAACAAGCTTTGGTGCTACAGACAATCCAGAAGAGAACTACAAACGAGCATTTCTTCTCTGATGAGTTCAAGGCTTGTTGCAACAGATTTACTGAGAACCTTATCAAGGACTTGGTACGAATGAAAAGGATTTATTCATAAACTAATAGATTGGAGAATATGATATGTTAGGCTATATACATAAAGATTCTGAAACGGGTTGTTTAATCCCAGTAACTACCGCAGGACCTACTGGTGGTACAGTTGAAAAGCTTGAATATGGATGCGACAAGAACTATGCGTTGCCTTTGACTGAAACTACTTCTGGTGAAGGTTATGTAGGTGTTTCTTGTGAATGTCCTATTTATTATAACCCTGTAAGCGGAACATTAACTGTTGATAATATCACAGGTAACATAACGAATGCGGAGATTGCGGAATGCGTATGCGTTACCACTACAAGCAATAATACGACCTATTCTATACCCCTTATCTGTGACTGTCATATTTATAAGGAAGTAAACCAACGGTTAAACTATAATCCTGCAACAAATGAACTTCAAGCCTTTAATCTTAGAGGACAATGCGTAGATTATTATTGTGCGGATTTCGAGGAAGCAACTATTGATACACTAACCTCTACTACCGTTACTGCTAGGTGTTTCTGCGGAACCGCAATATGCGCCATTAGTGCAGATGGTATTTCTGACGGTACTGTAACTGTAAGAGCCCAATGTAACAATGAATTAAACATGACACCAAGTGCTGGTAGTACTTTCTGGATTAACTATAGGGGTGGTCCAACAGAGATACGTTTTGGAAATGGTAGTGGTACAGGAGCTTTAGGTGATGTATGTGCGGCTAATTTCTATGGAAACGTAGCATGCGCTAAACAAGTTCGTAATGACCCTGCCGCCGGTGATATGGCTACTTTAGTTTATTCACAAATGGCAGATAATGATTTCTTCCGAATTGCGGCTGGTGGTGGCTCCAACGATGGATATGCTGAGATTGCCACTGCGGATGATGGAAATGAGCCAATTTATGTAAGACAGTATACTGGCACTTTCACAAATGTTGTAAGAACTGCTATTTTGCTTAATGGTTCTGGAAATACAGAGTTCCCTGGAACGATATACGTTAATAATGGCGTTTGTGCAAATAAAGGTGGCTTTGCAGCAAATAACAATGTAGCAGGATTCTGTTTTGGTTCAAGTACAACTGGTTCTGGTTATTATGGTGGTGCTTATATTGGCCACTGCAATGCAAACTATGACGGTTGGTGGGGCTATGCTACATTTGGTTTCTACAATGCAGAAAATGACTCATTATGCCGTGGTATCTGCGTAGGTACAAATGGCTTCTTGTGGGGTGTCACCTCTTATTATAGTAGCTACAATGGAAGTTGTTATATTCCAACTGCCGACAGTATTCGTTATTATTTAAGCAATCGGGGAGCCGTTACAGGCAGTGTAAGCGGATGTACTTTGTATTTATCCTCATCTTCATGGAGTTAATGATAAATGGCAATAGTTTATAACGGAACCACGTTCAGCGGTGCCAATTCAGCTCAGAACGTAAACTATAACGGCACGAATATGTGCACTGTCCTAGTAGGCACTACCCCAGTATTCTCAAGGGGACGTTGGAACAGCTACACAAACGGCAGCGACAACAGGTTTTGTGCCTGTGTCTACCGTATAGACTCGGATGGAGAAATCTATGTGTGCTGGTGGGTTAACCCCAGTAAAAGTTTTGTCCTTTGTCACCCGAACTTTGAGTTTAATTCGGATGTTACCTTATCGATGTGCCTTGCTCGTAAGGTATTTTCTTATGACCTTGCAGGACGTATTTGTCAGCCGAAAATAGTAGTTGAGGGTACATCAGGTGAATGTTCTAATTGTGTTTTCGTTTGTACGTTGAATAGTAGCCAGTGGAACCCCCAGGTAGGCTGGGGCAAAGTATATGCCTATAATTCCCCTAGCAGTACTTATTCAGACTTGGTGAGCTACAGTACCCGTTGCTCCGGAACATTCAGGTTCTATTGGCCTGGCGATACTGCTGTAGGACAGTGCTGGTACTACGGTAGGGGCGGATACAGGGCTTGCGGGGACAGCTATGCCTCATATTGTATCGCTTGCTTGTGCTTTACTAATGAAAGCAGGAACGGTGTCCTTAGTAATTGCCGTGTGGGATACGACAGTTGGACATGCATTTGTGCTTAAGGAATAGATTATGAGAATAGACAAGAATACGGTATGGTTCGTGGCCGCATGTAAGGCTCCGAATGTTATTTCATTCAGTGATGATACACCAGATTACATAAAGGATTGGTTCAAGGAACACAGACCAAATTTAATTTTATCTGATGAGGAAGACGAGAAGAAACAGACAATTCCAGTTAGCATGAAAAGATGGCCAACACCTGATGAATTGCAGGATGATATCCTTTACTTTTACTTTGACAACACGAATTACCGGAACACTGACAAGTTCGTGGACGGTAACAAAGGCTGGGTTCTTTCTGAAACGGTTAAGTTCCCATGTGCCTACATTGATATACCCGATGATGTGGATAATGTGGGCTTTCATAGCGTAATCCAGTTCTATACAGGGGATACTGGAAATTACAGGCGTCATAAACTAAGAAAATACTTAAATGCTAATTTTGACTATGTATATGTCAATGAAAGTGAGATTGGTGAATGTGACACACTGATTATTTCAAAGCCGTTCAAATGGAAGATTGCGTTAAAGAATATAAAATATAAGAGGCTCATTTATGACAGAAGCGATTACTGGTACGCTCATGGAGTTGAGGACGAGTATGACCTTATCAAGAAAGCTGATGTCGTAATCAATTCCACAGATTTCCTATACAATGACTCCCTTAAATATAACGATAACTGCCAGCTTGTCTATAATGGCAGCACTGTTAGGATATACAAGAAGCTTCCCAAGATTAATAAATACGTTTATATCGGAAGAAGCGGGAAGAAAATCGACTGGGAATGGATGAACAGCCTTGGTCTTCCTGTCGATGTATATGGTGAGATTAGCGGATATGACAAGAAGTATGACAACATTACGATGATGGGCTACAAGACTGAGAAAGAGCTGGCAGAGATACTTTCCCAATATAGGGCGGGACTTGTTGCATTTAATGATGACGAGTTCAACAAGGGAATGCTGCCTATCAAGATTTTCAACTATCTTGACGCAGGTCTTGAAATAATCACGCACAACTGCCCGGAAGCGGACAATTACCTTAAATACCATAAGGATGAGCCACACGACTGGTGGGACAGATTCAGCAAGTTCCCCCTTGAGCCACCTGAATTTCACTTGATTCGAAGGGATGAGGATACTATGTCAGTCTGGTGGTCTATGTCAAGGGCTTGTAATTTCAACTGCCCATATTGCTGCCAGGTGAACCGTGCAAGGGACAACATAAATAATGAAGAGGCTATTAAGGTATCAAAGCATCTGCACAAGCTTTTCAAGGAAAGCGGATTCAAGAAAATAAAGCTCAGCATACTTGGTGGTGAGCCGGCATTATTTGATTTGCCTACGATACTTCATAACATGAATGATGAGGCATATAAGTTTGAGGTATCTATACTTACCAACTTCTCACTAAAAGATGCTGACTGGTGGAACT